GGGTTTGTTTATTAGAGCAACAGGTAAATCTTCTTGTGGCAAAGGCCTGATGTTTTATGGTACTCCGGGACAGGGTAAGACAACTCTTGCGCTAGCCACTCTTCAAGAAATTATGACTACGTTTTCTCTAGAGGCATTTGATGTTAAAGATACAAACACTTTAATTAGACCTTGTTACTTTATTACCTACAGCGGTCTTCTAGATCTAAAGGGCTCACAGATTGAGGGTTGGTCAGAAGACCAGGAAGTAATCTACGAAGGTATCATGGGAGAGTGTGCTAATGATGCTTATAACATCAGGGTTTTGATCCTTGACGATGTAGGAAGAGAGCATGCTAGCCTGTCTGGGTGGCAAAAAAATATGCTTCACCACGTGTTAAGAACCCGTTTCAACAACGGATTGCCTACCATTATCACTACGAACATCAAACGTGAGGACTGGGCTGGGCTGTATGGAGATTCGACAGAAAGCTTCGTACATGAAATATTTAGTTACCTACCAATCGAGTCATCACGAGGAGATCTACGTAAATGAAAGAGAACATAGTGCGTACTGATTTAAAGCTAGTGCAGGTGTTCCTGCCTAATACAAGCACGTCTGGCCCTGGAATTTACGAAGTGTCCGTTGGCGACCCGAACGAGTTTTATTGCACATGTCCAGGTTTTTCTAGCCGGATGAAGTGTAAGCACATTACTTTTGTTAAAGCTAGGATTGATATTAACAACGGTAATTATCCATTAGAGATTTCAAGCCGCGCTACACCAGAAGATGCAGAGCGAGCAAAAGAATCAAATGAAGACTTTAGAGACTTCATTATAAAGTTTGGTAAGGTTGAGGTTCTATAACTAATGCAAAACGGGGATATCAGCAACGAGCTCCCCAAAAGAATATTAGTTACAGAAGATGTATTCTTAATTGTAGAGCTCACGCCTAAAAAAGTTTTAAAAGTATTTACGGTTTCTAAAGCCAATAAGAAAATACGTAAAGATATATTAAGTTATCTTTATGTGTACACAAGCAGACAAGGTATAACTCTCGAGCTTGTGTCATTTACTATGGACGAAGAAGAGCTAACTTTTTTTGTAGAAGAATTAGATAAGATGGGGACTAACCCATTTAGATATTTTAGTTCCTACAAGTCACAGAAGGATATATTGGAAGAGCTTCCGTATAGACCAGAAGTGATTGGTGTGATAGACATACCTACTCGAACAGCACAATACGGCCACTGGGGATTGGATTTTAATCGCTTATGAATCACGAAGCACAGCTCCTTAGCAAGGTCGTACAAACACGCGATCTAACACCTTTACTTGAAAACAATATTAACGAGGTTTGGTTTGCTGATGCAGCAGACCGAAAGGTAATTAGTTTTCTTCTTTCACACAATGCAAAGTATCGTGAGTGCCCAAGCCTTGAAGTTATTAACGAAAACTTCCCAACTTATTCCCCAATACCAGTTGAAGATTCAATTGAGTATTTAATTGACTGCCTTGTAGATGTCCGTCGTAAACAAAGAATTATCTCAACTTTAGGTTCCGCACTTGAAGTTATAGAAAAAGATCAAGATCATGAGGGCGCACTCCAAGCTATGGAGCGCGGTATTATTAAACTTGAAGAGGACGGTTTAACTAAGTCCAATGACCTTGAAGTTACCCAAGCCGCTAAGTTTGCAAAAGAAGAATACGAGAATCGTAAAAACAATCCAGGGTTATTAGGTTTACCTACAGGGTTTCCAACCATGGACGAGGCTACTTCAGGGCTTCAACCTGGTCAGCTAATTGTTATTATCGCCCCACCTAAAACAGGTAAGTCAACCCTTGCTTTGCAGATTGCACAGAACTGCCACCTAGCTGGCAAGGTTCCTATGTTTTACTCATTTGAGATGAGCAACGACGAACAGAAAAGCCGTTACTACGCTATGAAAGCTAAGATCTCACACAAGCGTTTAATGACCGGTACTTTGACCGATGAAGAGCAAGCTCGTTACTACAAGATTATTGACGGCATCGAGCATATGAGAGATAAGTTTTGGTTTATTGATTCTTCCGGCGGTCAAACGGTTAGTGGTGTAGCCAGCAAGATCCAAAACAAGAACCCAGACATTGTGTTTATTGACGGTACTTATTTGATGATTGATGAGCAGACTGGAGAGTCAAATACTCCACAAGCTCTTACTAACATCACACGTTCATTAAAGCGTTTGGCTCAGAAGATTAATAAGCCGGTAGTTATCTCTACCCAAGTCCTTAATTGGAAGATGAAGAAGGGCCAAGTTACAGCCGATGCTATTGGTTACTCATCTTCATTTCATCAAGATGCTGATGTTATTTTTGGTTTACAGCGTGAGGACGAGCTAGTAGACGATACCCGTTTGCTCCGTGTTGTAGCTGCACGTAACGCTGGTCTTTCGGAAGTCTCGCTAGTGTGGGATTGGAACAACGGACTATTTAGAGAGTTAGGTGTCGAAGATCTATGACAGTAGAGGAGATGACAGATACGTTATCTCGCCTCGGGATTGAAGCGGTTAACACAAGGGGCGACGAGATCCAAGGGTATTGCCCAGCACATGCAGAGAGAACTGGCAAAGAAGATCGCAACCCATCATGGTGGATTAACTCAGACACCGGACAACACATTTGTTTTTCTTGTGGTTTCAAGGGTGGTCTCTACACTTTAATTAGTTACGTAGAACAGATTGAGTTTGATAAAGCTCGTGAATGGCTTGGATCAACGGGAAGTTTAATGTCTAGGTTTACTAGACTACTTGAAGAGAAGAAGCCGGTTCTTGAAGAAACGCTAGTTGTAACTGAGTCTATGCTTTACGCATTTGTTGACCCACCAGAAGAAGCTTTGGCGGTTCGCGGTTTAACTTTAAACGCCGCAAGGGCTTATGAGCTTATGTGGGACGCTAGAAAAAAGAATTGGATTATGCCTATTAGAGATCCGCTTACCGAGAAGCTTTTAGGGTGGCAGGAGAAAGGTTACGACCGCAGGCATTTTAATAACCAACCGGCTAAGGTAAAGAAGAGCACAGCTTTATTTGGTTATAAGCAATACGTTGGTGGTCAAATGGTTGTTGTTGAGTCCCCTCTTGATGTAGTACGTCTTGCTTCGGTGGGAGTTTTTGGTGGAGTAGCGACATATGGGGCTTTGGTTTCTATGGCGCAGTTTAATTTATTGCGGGGGGCAGACCGTTTAATTATTGCTTTAGACAATGACCAAGCCGGTCAAGCGGCATCCCTTACCTTGCTTGACCTATGCAAAGAGATGGGCAAAGAAGCTTGGTTTTTTAACTACTCACACACAGACATGAAAGATGTTGGCGGTATGAGCAAGGTTGAGATAGAGTCTGGTCTAGAGACAGCAAAACATATAGTGAGAGGGAAAGTATGATTATTGGACTTTCGGGCTACGCCCAATCAGGAAAGAATACTGTTGCAGATATTTTGGTAGATTATCACGGGTTTACTCAACTTGCTTTTGCAGATGCTATTCGTGAATTTGTTTACAGGATCAACCCTATGGTTGCTTGTAGCCCTACTGGTTACTTGCAGGACCTTGTAAACCTTAAGGGTTGGGATGAAGCTAAACAAGAACCACAAGTTCGCCGTTTGCTACAGGACACAGGAGCGGCTGGCCGTGACATGATTGATGAGTACCTGTGGGTTGCTCTTACCCTGTCACAGATTAAAGACCCACAGGATGGCCGTTACGTTATTACAGATGTCAGGTTTCCTAATGAAGCAGCAGCCCTTTCTTCACAAGGTGGGCAGATCTGGCGCATCGAACGTCCAGGAGTAGATGCTGTTAATGACCACATCTCCGAAACAGCTTTAGATGCTTGGATATTTGATGAAACTATCCTTAATGATGGAACGATTGAGGATTTAAAGAAAAAGATCAGCGTTGACCTTTAAAGGAACTTTACTCCCCTACCAGCCTGAAGCTGTAGACCGAATGGTCGAACGCCATAAGGTTTTAGTGGCATACGACCTTGGGTTAGGTAAGACAGTTCTTACCATTGCAGCCATAGAGCGTTTGATGGATGAGAACAAAGTTAAAGAGCCAGGGCTTATAATCTGTCTATCCTCATTGAAATACCAATGGGCTAACCAGATTGAGAAATTTACTGATGGAACTTCACGCGCTTTGGTTATTGATGGAACGCCAAAGAAAAGAGCAGAGCAGTACGCCGAAGCTATGGACTGGCGGAATTCAGGGGTTGATTACATCATTCTTAACTACGAGCAGATTGTTAACGACTGGGATTCCATCAAGAATTTACCACGAGGATTTGTCGTCCTTGACGAAGCCACAGCCATTAAATCTTTTAGATCAAAACGATCAAAAGCAGTCAAAAGACTTATAAGCGCACCTTATCGTTACGCTCTTACCGGTACACCAATTGAGAACGGTAAACCAGAAGAGTTGTTTAGCATTATGCAGTTTGTAGATGCAGGTGTTTTAGGTCGTTTTGATATCTTCGATTCAGCTTTTATTGTACGTAACAACTGGGGCGGTGTACAGCGCTACAGAAACCTTCCAACTTTGCATGAGAAGCTTAAAGAAGCTTGCGTACGCAAAGCTCAAAAAGACGCCGATGTTGCTCCTTATCTTCCAGACTCTATCCATAAAGAACCAGTTCGTATTGTCCTAGACCGCAAAGGTTCTAAACTTTATGAAGTTATTGTTGGAGACTTAATTAAAGACTTAGACGAAGCGCAAAATCTTTTTGGCTCAGGTTTTAATCTAATAGCTCACTACGGTTATGAGAAAAAAGGTGGCGGCCCAGAGGATGAGATCCGCGGACGCATTATGTCTAAGATTGGGTGTTTAAAGATGTTGTGCTCCCACCCAGAACTTTTACGTACTAGCGCTAGAAAGTACGACTCAGTTGATAAAACAGTTTTGTGGGAAGACGAAGACGACGACGGGACCGTTACTAAGTTTAGTCAAATGACTCCTACCTTTGGAACTAAGGGAGGCTCGTCATACGCATCTGAGTTAGTTAAGTCAGGTCTTATGGACGGGGTAAACGACTCACCTAAGCTTGAGTATTTGATTAGTTACGTTAAAGATTTTTTAGATTTAGATCCAGCTAACAAAGTAGTTATCTTTGCTACCTACGTAGATATGCTAGACATGATTGCTAATGGCTTAGGGCCAGACCAATGCCGTAAGTACTCTGGAAAGCTAGATGCTAAAACTAAAGAGAGCAACAAAATTGCTTTTAATACCGACCCTTCCATCAGAGTTCTTATTAGCTCAGATGCCGGAGGTTACGGGGTAGATCTACCAGCAGCCAACCTGCTAGTTAATTACGATTTGCCGTGGTCATCAGGCGGAGCTGTTCAGCGCAACGGCCGTATTATGAGAGCTTCCTCTACATGGCCGTCAATTGTTATTCAAGATGTGATCATCTCTGGGTCTATTGAGGAGCGCCAATACGAGGCCCTACAACAGAAGAACGCTTTAGCCAGCGCGGTGGTGGACGGCGAAGGTATTGATGAGCAGGGTGGAATACCCATGAATGTTGGCAGTTTGAAGGAGTTTCTATACATGGCCACCGTTTAGGTGTGTACACTAGTCAGATGCCTAACGCACCTAAGACGCCGACCCGCACTATTCGGGTCCCTGACGACCTCTGGAAGGCCGTACAGTACAAAGCAGCTAAAGATGGGGTGACTGTTACCTCGATCATTGTTGAGGCTTTACAGGCGTATGTGAAGGATTCTAATGGCTAAGCACCACGATAAGATTGCTAAAGCTCTAGCTCAGCGTATTGCTGCTACACCAAACGGCTCTGGGTATAAGAAGCCAGGAAGCATGAACAAGAAAAAGACCGGTTACCGAGGCATTAAGGCTAATAACGCCAAGTAACAGTTGACACCTGTCAGTGGGCGGGTGTAAGTTTTCCTTAAGACGCTACAGAGCACAAGTGCTCTAAGCTAAACAAAGGAAAACTATGAGCCTACTCGATATCAAATCAAATCTACGTCAATACCTAGCACTAAAAAAAGAAGTTGAACTTCTAACAAAACGCCAAGATGAATTAAAATCTCGTCTTAAAGCTACAGTTGAAGCCGCAGGTGAAGCAGATGACCGCGGACACGTCACACTTAAAGTGGATGACGAAATCACAGGTGAAGTAACCCTTACACAACAACGTCGTGTATCAAAAACTCTTGACATGAGCGTTGCAGAAGATCTATTAAAAGAACGTGGCATCTACGACAAGTGCGTAAAGATGATCCCAGTGCTTCAAGAAGATGCAATTATGTCCTGTGTTTATACAGGCGAACTTTCAGAAGCTGATGTTGACACCATGTTCCCCGCTAAAATTTCTTACGCATTCTTGGTTAAAGCATCGAATGACTGATGATCT